CTCTGTGTAAAAAACTGGCCACAGTATTATCAGAAAAGGTGCCAATGTCTTTTCCGTAGCCTTCTGTAAAACTGTTTTTCAATGGGAAGACAGCTACGTTAAAATTACTAGGAAGCGCGTTTCCAGATGTAATGTCAAAAAGTTTCATCTTAGCGCTGAAATTTTGATTATTTATGTCTATCTTGTTTGCAAATTGGTTTTTAAGCTTAGATAAATCAAACTTAACTAAAATTCTAGACAGCTCTATCTGCTGATCGACGCCATTCAAGGAAGACTCGTCATAAAGCTTAAATAAGTCTAGAGTACCGGCTTTACCTACGTTTCCATTTTCTTTCCTAGAATTATCTATTATCTTATTCGTTATGTACGTGTCGTCACTGCAAGTTAAAAATAATTTCATATTGTAATACCTTAAATAGCGTTTCCGGAAATATCAAACTGAGGGAATTTTAGTTCGAATATAGACCCTAGCGGCCCTCTTAATATTCCGTATTTTGTACTTTCTTCGAAAGGAAAAGTTGCATCAGAGTATTCTCTGCCTTCTATATTGCCCACTCTAGGAACTATTCTCAAACTAACCAACGATAGCACGTCTGGGAAGTTTATGATTATATTTGATATATCGTCAAATATTATAGGTTGCCCTATTTGAAAAACTCCTCTCGACATGGATTCTGCTATCCTAGAATTAATTGAGTTAACAACGCTAATTCTATCGGCATCATTAGCCACCATTATTTCGTACTTAACTCCGAAATTTATAACTTTGGCATCTAATATATCCATTGCATCAGATATCAATCTATACTCATTTAAATACCTAGACAAATTAAGTTTTAAAGAGTCAGGCGAGGTAGTAATGTTTCCTTCTGCGCTTAAAGAACATATAAAGAGCAAACCGGCTAAAGGATTGCTTCTATTTTTTTCAAAAGCCGCTCTATAAACTCTTCCGAACCTAGAAGGCAAGGTGTATATTCTTGCTAACAGATCTTCTCTAGTTACTATTCTCATCTGTGAATTTCTAGCTACAGGAATCCTTGTTTTCATTGCAGCTAAACTTGGAGCATCAGATCCACCTTTTGCAGCTAGTTCATTATTAGATCTTACAGACTGCCTTACTGAAAGTGCCTCAGACGGAGATGGGCTGTTTCTAAATTCTATTCTTAGATTATTTATATTTTTTATAGAGGCAGCAGGCACGTTATCTAGAAGTGATCCTCCGTGCCTATATCTTATTTTTAACGTAGTATTGCTTGGAGATACGCCTAAAGTCTGTGTTCTCAATAGTGATTTAGGGTCTATAGAAAATCTTTCCATGGATTCTTTTCCAAATAATTCTAATGATACCTCGCTAGGATCCGGCAATATGTCGTCGTCAAATATTTCAGCATCGCCACTCCCGAAAACCAAGGTTGTTTTCCTGGTGGATATATCCGTTCTTGTTATAAATCTTTTTGGTGCCGGCAATAGCTCTAAATTTTTACTGACTAAATCCGCATCTCCTCTTTTGTTATCTACAGATATAAAGACGTTATCTTGCGACAAAGATTCTACCTCATAGTATTCGTCGCCCTCTGAATCTTTGACAGATATTATGGTACTAACACTAGCATTCGATAGCTCCAAAGATTTAAACGGTGCGTGCGAACCTAAATCAAAAGATTCCTCTGCGTTTTCTCCGGATGCTGCGACTACATCCATAGAGATGTCGAAAGATTCAGGCTGCCCTCCCGCTGTCGTGTTTCTTACGGAGTAGTTTGCTATAAAATTTCCAGCTGGATTTTTTTTTGAAAAATCTAGATCTTCGGTAGTAACAAAATTAACTCCACTGGTGGACGTAAAAGACGTTCCGGATAAAATTATAGGCAAAGAAGAAAGCTTTGGAAAAAAATCCCCATTTATATTTTCAGCTGGAGCAGTTATACTGACAGTTAAAACAACAGAGGCCGGTGAAGCGCCGACAACATCTAAACCAGCGTTCCTCATGTGAGCCAATATATTATTTGGCTCAACTGCTTTTATTGGATCTAGTTCGTTAAAACTGTGGTCTAGATAAAACGTTAAAGCATCTCCTACCGTGGACGCCATATCTAAAAATAATCCAGCCACCGATGGTTCACTAAAGTCGTTTATTTTAGTAGGAAAAAATGTTCTTGCTTCATTAAGAAGTTCCGATCTAAATGAATCAAAATCTTTTGCAAAAAAATTTCTATTTGTTCTTTTTTTTACGTTCTTTTTAGAGTTAATAGCCATTATTGTGCCTCATAAAAACTAATTTCTAGTGCTAAGTTAAATATTGGTATTTCTGGCACCGAAGAAGTTATTCTCATAGATAACTTTTCAAGACTTCCGTTAGAATCTACCAACCTTAAAGGCTCGAATCCTTCTAGGCTTACAAAGGGCATAAATTTATTTACTGCTGCGCTGATTCTTCTCATTATCTCTTCGTCTACGCCCGGTTGCCCCATTTCCATTACAAGGCTCCTTATGTTAGCACCATAATCTGGAAACATGATTCTTTCGTTGTGATTAGTTAAAATCAAATTTCTTAGATTGTCTAATATTTGGTCCTTTAGGTTCATATTCATTTCAAAGACGCTGTTGTCGGAATTTGAAAATCTTATTGGAGTCCTTATTCCGATAGGTAGTTTTTGGCCTCTATACTCTATTTCTTGATTATCAGTTCTTTTTTGAAAATCTTCTTCTATTTCACCTACAGAACTAAAACTGTATTTTTTATTTGGCTCTACCACTTTATACCCCTTGCAATTCTAATTATTGCACTGCCTTAGTAGACTGCTATGATTAATTCTTAAGAAATTTTGCCAGTCCCTTTACCGGTTCCGGACAAGGTCAGAGGAGGCGGCGCAGTAGGAACCATGCTTGAGCCGGCCGGCATCATTGAAGTCGGCGCTTTTTCACCGGTGCCTCCATCGGTTACTACATCTGTCTCTACAGTACAAGATACAAAAAAATCGTGAATAGCCTGTCCTATAGAGTCCCCTAGTTCCTTGTTTATTTTTGGCGTCGATGCATTTTCTTTAGATCCCTGGTCTACACTTTTATTATAGGCTTTTTCTATGTTGCTAGCTAGCTTTGACGTAGAAGAACCAGACAATTTTGTTAAGCCTTTAGAGTCTCCTCCTACCCCAGTTCCTTTTCCTGTCTCGCCCTTATCAATTGCTGCTGGAGTTATCGGAGGTATCCCTACACTCTGAAATGGATTAAGTTCTATTTCGTTTGTTACCTCTACAGTTTTTGAAAAGTCTAATATTGCCTTAGATATATCTTCGCCTAGTTCCTTATTAATCTTCGGGGTGGACGCACCGTCTTTAGATCCGTTTTCTGCAACTTTCATGAATGCTTTAAAAATTTTGTCCATCATGGGTGAAGGTTTAGTTGCACTGACTTTTCCTACTCCTTTACCTGGTACTGGAGATGCATTTATTCCAGCGGATCCAGTATCTATGTTGTCGACCGTTACGTCTGTTTCGACTAGAGCTTGCAATATAAACTTATCTATAGAATCCCCGATGTTAGAAGATAAAAAATCTAATATATCTTCAGTACCTCCAGATTTTCCTCTATCTGCACTTTCGTTAAAAGCTTTTTCTATTCCTGATTTTAATTTAGGCAAAGCCTTAGAAAGAGTCATTTTTTATTCACCGAAAATTCTTTTAGAAGCCATAGCATCAAAATTCATAGATTCAGAATCTATTTTTAATAAATCAGCTTGTAGTTTGACCGCAGCCTGGGTTAATTGTGGAGAAGGTGACCCGTATCCAGGAGTTACATGCGTCTGAACAGTCGCAGTAAACTCATCTAGAGCCTTAAACAGCTCTGTAAAAACTTTTTTTAGATCAGCAAATCTTACGTAAGGATGAAGTCCTCCGTCACCAGGCCCTGCGCCAGCATACCCTATGCCTTCAGTCATAGTATCTTCGCTTCTACCCATTAATATTACCTTCCCTGAAATTTGTATTGCTCCATCTGAAAGAAGATAAATTGCAGAAGAATCAGTTCCGGTTTCTCCCTGTTTTATTATGCGAATGTCGCCATCAGCAATTTCTACGTCCTTATGCTCGACATTTGATAGCGCACTGGTGCCGGTATTCCTGGCTACAATTCTTATTCTGTCTGCTTTTGCTGAAACTGAAGATAGATCTGGCTTGGAAGACAAAACCTGGTCTGAAGGGCTTCCGTCTATAGTATCTGGTATCGCTGTGTGTATTATGCCTAACTGATTATCTATATCGCCAGACATAGTTATGTGTATCCTGGCGGCATCGTTTATAAAATCCGGATCTCCCTCTGGTACATCCATATACCGGTTTTCGTGCTTCATTTTTTCAGATATTGTAGAAGTAATAGACTCATCAGATGTCGGGTCTTTATCTAGTTCAAAATTATCGCGAGTGTTTTTTATAACTCTAGGTCTAGTTAATGCGTTTTGTTCTTTTCCTTCTCCCTCTTTTATCTCCCCGAATATTCTACCTCTTCCTACGACTAGGTCTATAGACCCCTGCATTGTATTTACTGGATTATCGTCAGTAGAAAAATTAGATTTATTTTCTTCAGGTCTGCTGTCAATACCATAACCTCGATTTGTGCCCAAAACTATAAGAGAGTTATTGGAACCCTGTATAACGGTATCACCGGGTCTCTTTACAAACCTAGGAACAGGCTCGAAACTCATCGAGCTTTTCACCGAGTTTTCCATAATCCTTTCATAACCATCTCTTTGAGATATTATAAATTTAGATTCGAAATCTTCTTTTAAGTCTTCTTCTGGTTCAAAATCAGGGTCAGTCGACTTTTCTTGCGGCCCGTTTGGAAATCCAGGCTTTCTAAACTTTTTGTTTTTGTCTTTGTCCTCTAAATTAGGTCCGGGTATTATATTTTTTCTATCGTAGTGTGTGTAATTTAAATCTTCTACATCTAGATCACTGTGCATTCTAGTCATCCAGTATTCTTTATCGTCTGATCCGGGTAAAGCAATTGCGATTACGTGTTCCCCGGGCTTTACAGGAAAAGATATGTGAGAAGAGAAAAACGGGTAGTAAAGCTTAAGCTTTGTTCTATCGCTCGTAGAATCAATAAAAAAGCCTTCTTTAACTACTTTCTCTAAGCTTATTTTGTCGCCGTCACCTACGGGGAAACCCAGTATAGATCCGGCAGGAGCTCTTGCTAAATCCTCAACCTCAAAGTCTAGTTCTGCGTTAATCTCTCTTTCTTCGTCAGTTAACCCGTCGTCATCGTCGTCGGAAGATTCTGGCTTTTTAGGGGTTATATACTTTGTAATCGAAGCCGGGCTATTTATGACGTCATGAACTAAGACTCTATTAAACATTTAAATTACTCTACAATTTTAGAAAATAAATCATCCGGATCTATATTAGAATTCATTTCTTCAGATTTATTAATCATGTCTGCTAGCGATATTATTTGTGCGTTCGACTTGCACATTCTTTCTAAGTATTTTACTAAAGTGGGACCCACAGATATGTGATCCGCAGTTCCCCCTCCCATGTTCTTAAATCCTTCAGTGAATAGAATAGAGGCCTTTTCTCTATCGGATACTGCGTTATCGTATATTTCTTTCCACAAAACTCTTTTTTTGCTATCTAGATCTTTGATCGATTCTAATAGTTCAGAAAACTGTTTTACTTTTTTTTCTGAACTTGATAACTCATCTAGCTTTTTATTTAATTCTTTTTCAGTCGACATTTTTTACCTAAAATATATCATACAGCGTTCTATCTTTTACCATTGAACGATAGTGCCTTCTTATAACAGACATTGCTTTAGACATCTGTTTTTTATCTAATCCGCTTATCTCTCTTATATAAACTAACACGGCTCTTTTGTTTAATAAGTCTAACTCATCAACATTTGAGAATAAAGTATAGATAGCCTCGAGGCAGAGCATTTCGTTTTCATTCGATATTTTTACCTTCATGTCCGTAACCATTTCTAGTATCTGGCTTTTTCTTTCGGCTATAGCCATGATTTCGTCTGGGGGTGGTATTACGTCGAAAGACTCAAGTTGTTCTTTTTGAGATATCGACATCTTATCCGGTTGGTCTATACTAAGATGCCTTTCTCTTCTTTTTTTGTGTTGCCTAGTGTTTATTATCAGCCAATTTTTAGCCACAACGTTAAAGTAAGAAAAAGCTTTCGTTCCTTTTTCGGGGCTCCACTTGTGTATAGACTCGTATAAAAAAGATATACAGTCAGCTTTTAATTCTTCAAAAGTACTGTATGCAGATTTAAATCCGTATACAAAAATTAAGTTTTCGCAAAGTTTATCGAAAGCCGGCAGTATATCTTTTTCGTAAAGCCCTCTTTTCTGATCAGGACATTCTAGTTTTTGATACTCTTCTATGTTTTTTTGAGTATCCATGTTAAAATACATGTTCCTAGGAGTACCCGGCCTTCTCCTTATTTTTTTTTTACCCTTCAATCTCTAAATTACCTTCTTCAAAATTATTAGATAAAGTACTCGCCACTTCTAATATTGCATCTCTCGTGTTTGAGACTCCCTCCATAACAGTCTTTATTTCTGGGCTATCATAGAAAAGTGGCCTATTCAGTATCTCTGTTATAATTGCATATTGACTATCTATTTTATCCAGAGATGCCTCTACTGAATCTTGAACTCTTAGTATGGTTAAACCAAACTTAACGCAAAAGTAAGTAATAAAAACTGAGTATAAAACGGAAATTATTAAGGCGATTTCAATCAAGGCCGATCCCCTTAAGAGCGTTGTCGTAATGACTGTATATAGAATCTTTGCTGAATTCTTTCTTTAGTACCTGAGAAAGTTTTTTTGCTTGCCTGCTGGGCACTTGATATGACTTTTTAACTTTCTTTATTTTTTCCTTAAATTCTTTTTCAGGAACGCTGGCCCATTTTGATCCTTTTACGAATATTTTATCGTCAACTCTACTGTTGTCTATTTCTTTCAAATCATAATCTAACTTTATCCACTTACCTCTGTTTAAAAACTCTGTATGAGCAGACCAATTTGTTGCAATAACAGGTAATCCATGGACTGCAGACTCCAATATAGGTAAACCAAAACCTTCTCCGCGCGTCATGGTTACGTAAGCTTTTACCTTGGAATGGTTATAAAGAGCATTCATGTCGTTTCTGGACATCATACCATGAAGTAGATAAATCTTTGGCTTTCCATTATAGCCTATTTCTTTTAGCAAATTATTGAGAAGGCTCTTTGTCCTTCTTCTATCTATTGCTGTTTCTCTACCCTGGTTCGTTTTTATTATTAAACCTACCGAGTTATCTTCTTTAAAGGCTTCATAAAACCATTTTATCATATAGAAAAGGTTTTTTCTATCGTTCTCTACGTTATTTCCAGTTATGGTTCCTATAGATAAAAAGTTAAACTTTGTACTTATGTTTAGCTGTATTTCTCCCTGGTCTTCTATTTCTTCGTAATAGTGCTCAGGAACTACGAGTATTTTTTCTTTGTTTGAATCTGTTAGAAGTGTTTTTCTAGTGTGCTCTGAAGGGACAATCACTTTATCCATTTTTTCAACGTGTACGTCTTTCCACTCATCACTACACAGATCCGTCTCTACGCCGGCTGTAATTCCCACGTTATAATCTGCTAAATTTGCGTCCCATTCGTTTGGTAGCTGAACTTGAAAGCTAAAATCATACTTTAGCTCTTTATCTGAATTTCCTCTTTTTAGTATTTCGCTTACCAAGTCGTTCTTATGGTCTATATACCACGGTGTTAACCCCCACGGAAGTATCTCAGTATATAAGTTGAAATTTTCTTTATTAGACCTTTCAAGTAAATAAGAAAAAACTTGCCTGGTATGTTCTCCATATCCACTAGCCGAAAGAAGAGGGCCTCTAACTAATACATTTTTCATCCCAGTTTCTCCATTTTCCAGTGCTTGGCTTCTCCTTCTCTAAAGTTAACAATAAGGTCTTTTAGAGTTTTGTCCCAAAGGTCTATTGTTTTTTGATAACTAAACTCGGACTCTACATACTTTTTAGCTTTTTTACCCAGCTTTTTCCGTTCGTCAACCGGAAGCTCGAACATTTTATTTATTGCCGACGTTATGTTTTCTATGCTGGCATAATCTTCGTATATATAAGGAACACTTTGAGATCCAACCAAAGATTTTAAATCAACGTCTAGAGCAATCCCGTTTTCTGTTTGATCTCTATGGTCAACAACTTGCCTAGTTAAACCGCCGGTCTTAATTGCTATTATAGGGTTACCGCACTGCATAGATTCTAAAGTCGATAAGCCGAAACCCTCTGCATAAGATATGTTTATGCACGCATCCGATATATTGTGCAGAGAATTTATCTTATCGAAGCCTATCCTTTGGGTTGAAAAAACAACTGAATCATCTATGCCCAACTGTTCTGCTACGCTATACAAATTTGGACCTTCTTGATCTCTTGGATCTGTGTGTAAAATAAGAGTGGCAGGAACTCTTTTCTTAAAGTTATTTTTTTGAATATTGATAAAGTTAGACCAAGCTTTTAGTAGATCAGCCGGGCGCTTTCTTCTTGCGTTTCTGTTTATCCAAAAAAGAACAAAATCATCCTCTCTTTCTTTTCCTATAGAAGATATTTTGCAAAACTTCTTTTCTTCTTCTGGCAGTTCATAAAAAAGATTTTTAGGCAAAGCGTGAGGTATAAAGTTAGTTTTTTCCGGAAACTTTTCACTAACCATTTCATAAGTCAAATAAGAATGGCAATTGATTAAATCGGTATCTTCGTAATACGGGGTATTAAAATCCGGATAAGGATAGTTATCCCAAACGTGCCAATAAGCTATAGGGCAGACTTTTCTGACCTCATCTGCAATTTCCCAAAGCCACGTAAAAAACCTGGGGTCTGTAAAAATGAGAATTACATCTGGCTTCTCTGATACTATCGCGCTTATTAAGAGGTTTCTGTCTCCAAAGCCGTCAATAGGTTTTATTATGTAATCTTCATTAACAAAAACCGTCTCATAGTCTTCGTGTTTCATGGCAGCACCAAACTGCCTTATTGACCAATCTCCTTTTTCAAGCAGTCCTTCTATTAAAAACCTAGACTGACAACCTACTCCGCTAGTGCTCAAAGCATGGTCTGATAGCATTAGAATCTTTTTTTTCATATTTTACCCTATGTAAAACTAACTGATTTATTAAATCTATAAAATTATTTCAACGACTAACTTAATATTGTAAAGTTACGTACAGTACTCTGTTTCTTTAAAAGGACAATACTGACAAGAAAACTTGTTTTTTACATAGAAACGTTTTTGCACTGTTTTTAGCATGCTTCGAAGTATTTTTAGCCCTTTTTCTATAGACTTGGGGCCGGCAGAAACTGGTACCAGTTCGCAAACTTTTCCTTTTTTTGCGCCTCTCTTAAGAAGAACAAACGCACACCTTATATCTTTTAGCGGGATTCCAGTTCTTTTCGACCAGAAATGTTTGTATAAAAAAAGCTGGCTTGTCATTAAAATGTCTTGCTTTTTTTCTCTTCTCCACCCATAAGACTGTGCTGTTTTCCAGTCAATAATCCAGTACTCAAATCCGGACCCTCTTTTTTTAGGAACCTTTATTATTGCGTCTATAAAGCCTTTAAACTTTATGTCGAAACCCTCTATGTCTTCGTATAGTTCGAACTCTGCATGCATAGGCTCCCAGCCGGAAAAAGTTTCATCCAAAAAACTCGGCAGTTCATCCCACATATTGTTCGCCCAATCTACCCAGGAGTCAACAGGGTGATATTTATACCAAGAAGGCTGTTTTTCTACCCACTCTTTATCGTCAAAACCATATTCTTTCCAAGCACTTAAAATGTCTTTAACTAATTTTTCTCTATCTGGCTTTTTGTTTTCTACTAAAAATTCGCAGCCTTCGTGAACCGCTGTACCAAAATCTAAGAATGGAGAAGGTTCATGAACGTCAATTTTGTCTACTTGAACTAACTTGTGACGATATGGGCACTCTTTCCACATTTTTACTTCTGAAAAAGAAACATGCGGTTTATTTGTTGGAAAACTAACTTTACTCATACAAAACAATCTTTCAGGCATTTATGCCTAATTAATTGTAACAGGCTTAAATGTTTGTACAATTGACAAATATCTACTTGTTTGGATAGCTTTTCATTGAATTAGGTTGGCTGATTTTTATTTTTATATGCGGTGTTTTTTTATTGAAGTCAACCTTGTTGTGAAATATCCACCCGCCCATTTCTGTGGTTAATTTTTCTGACATCTGGTCAATTTCATTTTCAGTAACATCTTTCCACGGTTTATTAAAAAACTTATTGTTTTCAGCTGTATCTTCATGCTTTATATCGTATAAGCTTTCCCAGAAAGTCTGCCAAAAATCTCTATAAGTCCTTATTTTTCTTCCCATATTAAACCAGCTGTAATGGTGCACAGAAGGTAATTGATCGATCACGTTATTGAACCATGCTTGATATGCGTACAAAGCATTTTTATCTCCTAACATAGCTGCATTTTTTACTCTACTGGCTTCCTGAGTATAGAAAGAAGCAAAAGGGACACAATCTAAAGAGTCTGAATAGATATAGTCACACCCGTCGGTACCCGTCATTGCATATAACTTTCCATCTTCATCGAATTTCCTGTGAGTTCCAGGTATACCATGGGTTACATTATCAGACTTTCTAGATAGTCTCCACTTCCATGGATTTATATCACATCTAACTTTAGATTCACACCCCCAATATTCTATTACGGGCAGTGCTATAAGGGTACATAGTCTGGGGAAGTTTTTGCATAAATCGATTATTTTTTGATAATCATTTTCGTGTACTACCTCATCCGCATCTTGTTGCCATAGGAAATCGCCTGTGCATAGTTTCCTAGCCTCTGCTTTCTGTTGGCCATCAAAAACCGCATGCCTAGAATCTTGCCAGTCTCTTTTAATTTGGCTTATTGTTAATTTAGGTTCTTCTATTGCCCAAGATTTTAATTTTTCCCAGGTTCCGTCTGTAGATCCGCCGTCTAGTACTACTACTTGATCTGAAAAACCTATCATGCTTTCTATACACTGTACCCAGGGATAGTTTTGCTCTATGCAATTTCTAGTGGTCGTATAAGAAGATATAGACGGTTTCCATGAAATTATTTTTTTTATTGAATCCCAAAATGATTCCCGGGCTGCATAAAGGTAAGATTTTATATCGTCATGAGATTCAAAATTAAACCATTCTTCATTTTTGTGTTGAACAAAATCGTTTATTACTAGCTCACAACCTAAAAGTTTGGCCTCTATTACTAATCTAGGGCACGTATCTTTTCCGTTCGGTAAATATACTAGGCCTTTAGAAGTAGATAATTTCTTTAATAGGTTTTCATATTTAAGCCCCCATACTACTTGAAAGTCTAGGTTATTATCTTCACAATATTTTATAGCATTATTTTTCCCCTTGATCCATGAATCAGAACCTAGGACAATCCACCCTCTTTTTTCTACGCCAATTGAATCATTGTTAAAACTTTCTATGTTTGCAAAAAAAGAATCGTCAAAAACGCTGCTTAATACTGAGCATTTCTCAATTTTTAAATCAGGTAATCGATCTAGGTGAAAATACATCTGCTCTTCAGACATGTACCACACTGAATCTGCATTCGAGTAAAAGTGGTTGATTAATTTTCCATGATCCTGTAAGTGGCAGTCACAATCTTGGCCTGTTTCAATCTTGTGTTTTTCTGTTGATCTAAACCGGCAGAATTTATAGTCATACTCTATTACTGAGTACTTCATATTGTTCGAAAATATATTTAAAATGTCTAAATTAATATTTGCGAAATTACCAAATATCCAGTGGCAATTTTTCCAATCAGATACGTGTTGATCATTAATTTCGTTAGATCTAATATGTGATATTCTTAAAGGGCAAGAATCGATTAATGCCTGAGTTGTAAGTTCTGCTCCGCCGTTAATATCAGAAGAAAAAAAATCACTTACGAAAACTACTTCTGGGGGTTGACTATTTTTTTGCATCTAATCTCCTATGGTCTAATGATAGAAGAAAAAAAATTTTTTTATAAAAAAAATAAACATCTCAGCTGCAGCTATTACTTCTCTATTAACAGAATACAGAATACAGAATACAGAATACAGAATTACAGTTTAATTTAATGTCTATATATCTAAATCAAGTAATATATTATTAATTCTATTTATCAGTTTAGTATGCCTTATGTTCCACCCAGAAAATTCTTTCCCTTCGTGATCTGGATCTCCGTGATGTATTTGATCTCTCCAGATTATGATATGGATCAATTCATGTATTAGGGCAGAAGAGGATATATTTTTTGTTTTTATCTCAACCCAGATTAAATTTTTAGATATAGCTAGTCCATTAACTGGAACATGCTTGACTAGTTTTCCATGGATATCATAGGCTGAATTAACTGTTCTGGGCAGTATGCTCACTTCTATTTCTAGACCAGATAGTTTTTTCCAAACCTCTAATTCCGTTGTGTCAAATTCTTCAGAATATTCTCTGACGAATATTTTGAGAGCTTTTAACATTTCTTCTTCTTTGAATATGTAGTCTTTGCAGTTTGAAGGTCTGACTAATATTCCTGGAGTTCCTTTAATTAGTATTACAGACCGGTCAACCATACAATTAAATTCAGAAATACTGGACTTATCTCTATAAGAGAAACATGCATTAGACGCAGGGAAAACTAGGAAAACGCTAAGTAGTAGAATTGAATATATTTTTGGCATACAAACTCCTTTTTTATAAATATAAAAAAGAAAGGGGAGCATTTCTGCTCCCCTTTCAGAATTAATCTACCGGTCTATGCCGATAGGACCAATTCACGCTGTTTTCGACTTACATTCTTCCGTCGTTACCAGGACCGTAGTTTCCGCGATCAGTAATGTCTTCCATTACCATCGCAAATCTTCTACCAGTCTTGTTATTTCTGAAAGAAATAAAGTTCTCTTCCTCGATGAGGGTCCATG